ATTGGTAGAATGTTCTCTGTAGATTTTGCTGCTTCAAATTCTACTATTACTGCTAACATGAAAGCCTTAGCTAATGTTCTTCCTGATGGTGGCTTAACAGAAGCAACATATCAGAAGTGTAAGGATAACGGCGCAGATGCTTATCCAAGTTACAACGGTATTCCAAGAACAATGTCTTCAGGTGCTAATAGTTATTTTGATCGTGTTTACAATCAACAACAATTCAAATATTCTCTTCAGACCTCGGGATTCAATTACCTTAGTACAAATACAAAAATAGCACAGACAACAGCAGGGATGGACGGCTTAAAAGCTGCATTTAGAAAAGTTTGTGAACAGTATGTTCGTAACGGATATATAGCTGCTGGTACTTGGAATAGTGCTGACAAGTTTGGCGACCCTGAAGACTTCATGCGTAACATTGAAGACTTTGGGTTCTACATTTACTCTCTACCTATTGGACAACAAAGCCAAGCAGATAGAGAAGACCGAGTTGCCCCAACTATTCAAATAGCTATTAAAGAAGCTGGAGCTATTCATTCTGTTATCGTTAACGTCATAGCAGAGCCATAAGGAGATAATCATGGCAAGTTTTGCAATTACTGGTAGAGATACTTTAGCAATTAATAATAGAGTCCTAACAGACTTAGCAGACGGTGATGTTTCTACTTTGACTTTTCCAAACGACTTAACGCAAGTTAAGACAGGAAAAGATGGAAACACATTATTTAATATTAACCAAACTGGAAACAATGCTGACCTAGTATTAAGGTTGGTTCGTGGTAGTGATGACGATAAGTTTTTCAATTCATTATTTAGAAAAATGAAGGAAGACTTCCCAGCTTTTACACTTATGGACGGTTCTTTTGTTAAGAAGATCGGTGACGGTTCTGGAGCTATCACAAACGACGAATATTCTTTAGCCGGCGGTGTATTTAAAAAAGCTGTCGAAACTAAAGAAAGTGCTGAAGGTGATACTGAAGCAGCTGTTTCAATCTACAACTTAACATTTGCAAGAGCAGAGCGTTCACTAGGATAATAAGACAATATGCAGGATATCAAGTTAAGCGACAAATACACTTTAAAGCTAGCTAGAGCGTCTTTTAAAGATGCTCTAGCTCTTAAAAGATTAGTAATGAAAAAAATAAAAGTTGGGGACATTGACCTTGGTGATGTAGACCCTTCTAAATTACAAGACATAGCTGCTCTAGATACTGGAAGCGGATTTTTCAAGTCTGTTATATCTCAGATAGTAATGCTTGAAGCAGATGAAGAGATAGAAGAAGCTATTTTAAAATGTGCTAAGAAGTCTACAATCAACAGCGAAAAAATAACTTATGATATTTTTGAAGACGTTGATATGTGGCCTCACTTAATAGACCTCAAAGTAGAGGTATTGAAGTACAATCTAGCTCCTTTTTTCAAGGGAGTCCTATCAAGTTTAGAGCGAATTATGAAGTAATTGAACCTAAAGACAATTCCTTCAAGATCGAGATAATTAGAGAAGACTCCTATATAGCCTGTAGACTAGCAAAGCTCGGATATTTTTCTGGAGACCCGACGAAGGTTTTGGATGCTCCTGTAGATGTAGTTTGTGATATTATGGCGGTTGAAAATGTTCAGAATGAGATAGAGCAGCACCACGTAAGAAAAGCAAAGGAGAAACACCCATGAAGATAGGCGATTTTTTCGTAAGTCTTGGAGTCAAAGCAGACACCAAAGTTCTTACCGAATTCGGACAAAAGACGAAGTCAGCTTTTTCTAATGTGATGGGACTTAAGACAGCTGTAGTAGCTGCTGGAGCTTCTTTTGCATACTTTGCTAATGAAACTTTTAAAAGTGTTCAAGCTCTAGAAAATTTTGAACGTGCAACAGGTCTATCTGTTAACAAGCTTCAACAGTTTCAACGTGTGGCTAATCTATCAGGGACAGGACTAGACGGAGATCAAGTCGCAAGTCAAGTCCAAGCACTTCAGCAAAATCTAACAGATTTAAAATTCGGTGGTGGTAACACTCAAGCCTTCAGACTTCTAGGAATAGATGTGTCTGGAAAAGATGCCTTTCAAGTGATGGAAGACATGAGGCAAGCTATTGCAGGGTTATCAGATGCAGAAGCTACAAACATAATCGGAAAAGCTGGCTTCTCTCCTGAGATGCTAAAGATTCTAAGAATGTCTAATAAAGAATTTGAAAAGATGGGCAAGGGCTCCTTCATGTCTGCTAAAGGTAGAAAAGACGTGATAGAGATGGGGAAAGCCATGGCTAAAGTTACCACTATTTTTAAAGAGTGGAAGGACTTATTAGTGGCTATGCTAGCTGGAACTGTTGGTAACTTCCTTGGTATGATTAGTGATTTAATGGAAGGGCTTCAAGGTCTTGCTACTGCTATATATAACGTGAAACCACTCTTCTACGGTCTTGCTGCTGCTTTAGCTGTCGTGATGTTTACAATGTCTCCAATGCTTGCAATGTTCGCACTTCTCTATCTTGTGATAGAAGATCTTTGGGTTGCATTTAAAGGTGGTGAATCACTTTCAGGTGATGCCTTTAATTATTTAAAAGATGTTTTTTCTGGGGTAGCTGAAAACTTTAAAGAGATGTGGGCATATATAAAAGACATATCTTCAGCTATAGCTGAGTGGACTTTTGATGCAGCTCTTGAGGGTATAACTTTCTTAACAGACAAATTTAAAGAGCTTTGGGACTTTATTAGTAACCTGTCAGCTTCTAAGATATGGACGTTCTTACAAGAAGGATGGTCTTCACTTTCTGGTCTTGTAACTGGAGAAGCAGAAAAAGGAGCTGAGAATGTAAGCAACTCAAGCTCTAATAAGACTGCAAATGTAAACAACGTCTACCATATAAACACAACCGCACCTGCGGACGATGTGGCTAAAGGAATAGCTAAGCAACAGACAAGAGAACTGAACTTCACACATGACGAGGTAGGCTAATGACAATATCAGCAAAAGGTCTAACTGATAATATCTCTAAGGTCAGTGATGCTATAACGGAATACATTATCACTCCTTCTACAATGTTTGGTATTTCTGGATTTGTATTTGATGGAGAAGGAGAGACACAAGTCACTCACACTAGTGCTATTACTGATAATGTTGTAGAAGATAACTCTGTTATCCATGATCACATAGCTACAAAACCGGTCAAAATAAAGCTTGTTCGTTATATGGGTGAATTGGCTTTAAAAGAAGAAAATGCTCTTCAAGCTCTTGCCAGTAAGGTTGTGCCTGTATTGGCTCCTGTAGCTGCTTTTGCTCCTCAAATGGTATCAGTGACTAAGAACGTCACGGGAGTCATAAACGGCTCCACACCCATGAATATGGAAGCCCTATCGGGTGCTGACGATTTGTACGCACTCTTCAAGAACCTTAACCCCTTTGCTTCAAAGAAACAGCAGGCCTATATCTACTTCAAGGCTTTAGCTGAAAAAGGAATTCCAGTTTCTATTCAAACGCCGTTCCAATACTTTCAGAACATGGCTATAGAAACAATTACAGCTACAGAGACAGAAGATAATGAAGAAGTTTCTAACTTCACTCTAGACATGAAGCAACTTAAATTCGCCTCTGTTACTACTACAGGCTTTGATGAAAGTGCTTTCCAGTCTAGAGCAAAGACCCAGCAAGCACCTATTAAAGACAACGGAAAAGCTAACGGTCTAGAATCTTCTGCGCATAGGATGTTTGGATAATGAACTTATTAAATGAAATAACAGACGACCCGAAGCAAAAGATGACTGTCGTGACTCCGCAGGGTGATGAATTTGACTTCTATCTTGAGTTCAAGGAAACGCAGGGACTTTGGTTCTGTAATATATCTTTTAAAGATACAGTAATAAACGGACTTGGTCTTGTGTGCGGTCAGAATATTCTCAGACAGTGGAAGAACATTCTTCCATTTGGTTTAGCAGTTGGTAGCTCTGATGTTGCTGACCCCTACTATATAGACGATTTTGTAAATGGTAGAATTCAGGTCTACGTATTAACAGAAGAAGAAGTCAAATGGGTAGAGGGAACGATCTATGGAGTCTAAAAAGTTTGGAAGAAAGTTCCGACTTCTCATTCAAGAGAACACCACGACAGTAGAGAAAGAAATGGTTTTCATGGAGATCAAAGACCCATTTACAATTAACTTTTCTTTAAATCGTGATGTCATGTCTTCTCTAAATAAGATGAATTGTTCTATACATAACTTAGCACCGACCACTAGAAGAAAAATCTTTAAAGATAGATTCTCATCTGATTATCGTCGTGTAATATTACAAGCTGGATATGATCGACTTGTGACAATATTCCAAGGGAATCTCTTTTCTGCTTTTTCAAATAGGTCAAACGCAGATATAATCACAGAGATAGAATGTCAGGACGGAGGCCACGGTCTAAAAACTGGACAGACTTCACAGACATTTAATAAAGGCGTCAAAACGGAAGACATAATAGACCAAGCTCTGAGTAGCTTCGAGACTATCACTAAAGGCTTCATCGGTGGCGACAACACAGAAAAGAAAAGACCCACCACTTTTGATGGTTCTTCCTATGATCTAATTGGTAGAGAAGTTTCAGGAGCTTTTATAGATAATGAAAAGCTTAACGTACTTAAGGACGGTGAGGTAACAGACCATCAAATACTAAAGTTCAACAGTGAGACAGGACTTCTAAACGTACCACAAAGACAAGATACATACATTGAAGTAGACCTGCTATTTGAACCTTATGTCCAAGTAGGTCAAGTTGTTCAGATAGAAAGTTCTGTAGCTCCTGAGTTCAACGGCCAATATAAAGTCATAGGACTTAAGCACGCTGGAGTTATATCAGCAACAATGGAAGGAAACGTAACCACTTCCTTGTCTTTACTTATGCCAGATCAATTAAGTGGTGGTAAATTTAAAACGGTGAAAACAAAATGACAGAGCAAAATAAAATTCCTAATGTGTCACTTGTTGACGTACTTAGAAAAACAAAGACAGCTATAAAAAAAGAAATAAATTGCATTAAAGTCGGAAAAATAAATTCCTTTGATGCAGGTAAGCAGCAAGCAGAAGTTGAGATAGTAATTTCTAAAATCATATCTATCGACTCTGAAGGTGTGAAAACAGTTAGAAAGTACCCCCTTCTTGTTGAGGTTCCAAGTGTTGTTATCGGTGGGGGAAGTTCCTACTTACAGATGCCAATTAATAAAGGTGACACTTGCCTTGTTCTATTTAATGACGATGATCTTGACGGCTGGATAACAAATAATGAAACAACTCCATACACAAATAGAAAGCATGATCTTACAGATGCCTTTTGTCTTGTAGGTGTTAATAACGAAACACAGACAAGAATGGCTTTTGACGACGATGGAATTAAGCTTTTCTTTTCTGACTCTTCTTTTATAAAATTAAATTCAGATGGAATAGGTGTTACAGGTAACTTAGAACTTGAGAACGATCTTGAAGTTAAGGGAGACGTAACATTCCAAGGGGGAATATCAGTAGGTGTCATAGCTGGAATTTCAGGCATTGCAACTCCAGACAAAACTGTGACTTTTGTGAACGGTATAGCCACGGTGATAGCATGAGTGTAAGAAAAATAGCAGATAACAACGATTGGACTTTTGGTTCTGGACTTTCAAATTATGTTTCTGAAAGTGACGAGATAGCACAAAACGTCAAAACAAG